GTAACTACACCAAGTGCAGGTACGGGTTCAGTATCATTAAGTAGTAATATTAAAACAATAAATGGAGCGGGTTATACTCCAAGTGGTGGGCCCTCAAATATTGATGCTTTAACCTTTATATCAACTCCTTCTAATACATTACTAATGATTCCTTCAAAGAATTTTGTATGAGATATAAACCATTTACATTTTTAGGGGAAGAAAGTATTTGTACTGGAAGTTTTATTATAGCTACTGGTGGTACAGTTACCACTTCAGGAAGTTATAAAATCCATACTTTTACCTCAGGTTCATCTAACTTTACAATTTTATGTGGGGGTTCAGGTTCTAATACTGAAGTTGAATTCTTAATTGTAGGAGCAGGAGGAGGTGGAACTACTGGATTTACTGGATGTGCCGGAGATAATACACTTTATGTTCCAGGACCTGGTGGTGGTGCTGGAGGTTTAATCTATGCCTCTTCTTCTATATCAACAGGAACTTATTCTGTTGTTGTAGGACAAGGTGGTGTTACAGGATCAGGTATTAATAGAGCGGGAAATGGTGGAAATACTTCTTTTTATTATTTTACTGCTTTTGGAGGAGGAGGAGCTGCTGTAAATAATGAATGGACTGGAAATGGTTATCCAACTGCAGTAACTACCAACGTGCCAAGTAACTTAACCAAAGGAACTTCAAGTGGGGTGTGTTCTGCGATTATGTTTGGAGACTTCTCACAAGTTGTAGTAGGTCAATTCGGAGGTATCGACATTATCATTGATACAACATCAGCAGCCGTAACTCGTGGAGGTATCGGAGCAGCGTTGACATTTAATATGTTTGTCGATTCAGCAGTACAACAACCGGCGGCAATCGGAGCAATATTAGACGTATTAACTACCTAATCAGTAAGAATCGGGGGAGCGAGAAACTCCCCCTTAATTAACAAAGAAATGTATATAAAACTGCAAAAAAACGGTGCCCCATTTGGTTACTCAAATGTAATAGGTGAGACAATCGAAGTTACTGAGAAATTAGGACTATATATGATTGAGTGTGGTGCTTGTATTGAGGTTGATAAGCCTAAAAAAGAGGAGTCTAATCAGGAACCAACAAAAGCCAAGTCTAAAAAGTAATGATGTTAGCACACCGGCAGAATGGTACATATATGATAACAGACCAAGACGATTATTCGGCCTTGGTTGTTGATGTTGCGTCGGTTAAGAAGCAATTAAACATCACCCATAGCGAGGATGATGATATGATTGAAGACTTGATTGGAGCGGCTCAGGAGTTGTATCAGAACATGACCGGGCTATTCATTAACAGACAGACAGTGATATATAAGGCTGATTGTTGGTTGGATGAATTTTGCTTGTCTCGTGGGCCGTGGCCTGATTTATTGGCTACCAATGTTGAGATGGCTTATTATAATTCTGATAACGACAACACGGCTTTTACTGACTTTGATTCATATATAAACAACAACACGTTAAGAGTAAGACCTCTGAGTCAACCTAATCTATATCAGAGAGGTGATGCAGTGTTAATCCAATTCGATTGCGGTTGGTCAACGGTTCCACAAGATGTTAAGAGGGCTATAATAATATTGGCCGCTCATTTATATAACAATAGAGACATTGTGATTGTTGGAGCAAGTGTATCCCAGGAGTTACCATTTACTATCACTTCACTTATTAATATGAGAAAGGTGCAAGTAATATGAACCCTGGATTATTCGATCGCATTATAACTATTCAATCTCTTACTGAGACGATTGAGAACGGTAGTATCGTGCAGACTTATAATGATTATGAGACCATCAGGGCGAAGTATATAACCAAAAATGGCCAAAAAAACCAAGTTGCAGACCAAGTTCAATCAACTACTCAGGTGGAGTTTATATTTAATTATAAAGATGCACCTCTCACAAAGGCACTCGATCAAGTTATATATAATGACCTTATCTTTAAGATAGATGCAGTATATGAATTGCCTGAGTACGGTCGAGACAGATACTCAAAGATAATAGCGCAATTAGTAGTTAACAATGGTTGATGGGATAAATGACATATTGAAATCATTAAGTAAAATGGCAGCAATGGGTGGGGCAACTATTCAGGCGGCATTTAAACCAAGTGCAGATATGATTCTTTCAGAAATCAAATCTCAGTTGCCAGTTAATACAGGGTTATTGAGAGACTCATATCAGTTTGTTAGACGTAAAAAAAGCAATCGTATAACAATAGGCCCAAAGTATGGCAAAGGTGGGGGTAATCATGCACACTTAATTGAGTCAGGATTTAAGCATAAAAGCGGCAAAGTTGTATCAGGGTTGTATATCGAGCGCAAAGTATTCGATGAAAATAAACGGTCAGCACTTGATGAGATGGAGAAAAATTTAAGTATCGAAGTAGAAAAGATTTGGAATGAGTCTTAAAACAAACATAGTATCAATCTTGTTGAGCAATACAACGGTAGCCTCTTATGTAGGGACTCGGATTTTTCAAAATGAAAGACCGCAAATCAACTCGGTTGTAAATGGGTTGCCTTGTTTGGTTGTCAGCACAATCTCAACAGACCCTTATAACACAAAGAGCGGGCGCAGTCAGGTTGATGTGGTGAGGATTCAGATTGATGCTTATTCAACGGATCCGGAAGTAGGTAACACGCTAACATGGTCGGTGCGAAATGCATTAGATTATACTGGTACAGATGGCAGCCCCTTCACAAATCCAAATGATGAGTGTGAGTATGGGTCATGTGTATTTGAAGAAGAACGAGACTCAGAGTATATCAGGGATGCCGGCAACAAGGGAGCGTATTTAAGGTCAATTGATTTTATGATTAGAGCAACACAAATATAACAATGTATAAAGTAACAAAATCCTTCCAATTATGGCCCGAGATTAACAGTAAGATGTTGGCTGTAGGTACATTAATTGAGTGCGGTCTTGATGTGTATGAGAAGCACTCGGACTGCTTAGAACCGATTGAGGCGATAGCTAAACCGGGGATAAAAAAAGAAACCAAAAAAAAGGCCGTATCTGATGCCTTTGACAAATCAGAGAAAAGAGTAACAACTGATAAAATTAAATAACAATGGGAGTACCTAAAAATGGCACCTTACTAAAATTCAAGATCGGTGGCGTGGTGGTGGCACACGCAACATCAGCCGACTTTACAGCCAACATGGCAACAAGGGCAACGACTTCAAAGGATAGTGCCGGGGCAACAACATTAGCAGAGGGCCTTATGAGCTTTGACTGCTCGTTTGATGCCTGGTATGACCCTTCAAGCTCACTATCATTCCCGGAGGTATTTGACTTCTTAACAGCAAGGTCAACAGTAACGGTAATTGTTGGGGAAGCTGCGACTGGTGAGATATATTGGACTGGTAATGCGTATGTAACTTCATGCTCATTGAAAGGTGGCGTTGAAGATACTGCGGCATTCTCAGGTAAATTATCATTCACTGGCATCCCAACTGAGGCAACAGCGTAAAAAAATAATAGGGGAGGGTATATATATATTCTCCCCTTAATTAAAGATCACACATGAAAAAAAATCACATCACATTAGACGGCAAACAATATCCATTTGCCATCACTTACGGAACTATGGCAGCTTTAGAAGAAAGCCATGGGATTGAGGATATAGCAGAGGCGTTTGGTCGCGAGACAAAAGGCAGGTTTGGGAAAATCTTGGCTATTGTTTATGAAGGGATAAAGAGCGGGTGTAAGCGCGAAAAAGAGGATTTCAATATGACCTTTGACGAGTTCAAAGACATAGATATAAGGGCCTCGGATTTGGCCGGATTAAATACTGTTATACTTAACTGTATGGTTCCTGATGACAGCCCAAACGCAGCAGCCGCGGTTCCAAAAAAGCCACTAAAAAAGGCTTAAATTGGGATGAGATAGAACAAGATGCGGCACGAATAGGAGTTGAAAATATATATGAACTAACACCAAGGGAGTTCTATAATAAGGCAAAGGGTTATGAACTAAGGAATAGAGACGAGTGGGAGCGGGTGAGGTACATGACATACCATATAATAATGTATAATGGAATGATGACCAAGCACCCATCTATGACAGAACTTCTACCGATGCCTTGGGATAAAAAAACTGAGTCTTCAGTGACAAAAAAAGACCTTAATAAAATCAGAAAATTAACCGCACATTGGTAACATGGGGAAGACTCTTAATATTAGTTTAGTTGCAACATTAACACCGCTCCAAAAAAGTTTGGAGTTGGTTGGAAAAATGATGTCTGATTTTGCGAAATCGATTGAGACTACTGATAAGAAATTAAGTGATTCCATAAAAGCCTCGGTTGGTCAGATGAATACTGAGCTTGCGAAAGTTTCGGCGAGTTTTGATAACGTAGGCAAAGGCGGTGAGGCAGCAGGCAACAATAGTGCGAAGGGGATGAAGTCATTGCGTACACAGATACGTGAGGCAACATTGGAGGCACAGAGGGCGGCACAGCAGTTTGGTGAGTTTAGTCCTGAGTTTATAGCGGCGGCGAAAAAAGCGGCCATGCTCAAGGATGAGATGGGCGATATGCAACAAGTTATTGATGCCCTTAATCCTGATGCGAAGATGAAAGCCTTTGGCGGCGTTATTAAGGGTGTTGTAGGGGGATTCCAAGCGGCTCAAGGTGCAATGGCTGCATTTGGTGTTGAGAGTGAGGATGCTCAAAAGACCATGGCCAAACTTCAGGGCTTAATGGCATTGAGTGCGGGGATGAATGAGTTGGGGGCTTTGTCGGATTCTATGAAAGCGTTCAAGATTTCAATAATGGCCAACATTCCTGCATTGAATACGTTGAAGGGGGCGATGGCAGCGACTGGGATTGGGTTGTTAGTTATCGGTGTTGCGGCACTTGCAGCGAATTGGGATAGTGTAAGCGAGGCACTTGATGGAGCGGCTTTAAAAGCAGAGCGTGCGCAGGATAAATTAAGGGCCGCAAATGAGGCATTTGAGAAACAAGTTGACGAGGCGGGCAAGAAGTTAGAAGAACAATTTACCAAAGACACTAAGTACATCAATCAGATTGCGGATGCTAAAATTAAGCAAGCAAAATTTGAAAAAGATTTAGCGACTGCAAAAGGGGCGGGTATTGATGAGATACACAAACTTGAGCTGCAGGAGTTAGAACTTGAAAAGCAAAAACAAAAAAGTATTGCAGAGTTTTCGAGCAAACATACATCTTATATGTCTCAGGAGTTTGCGGCAAAAGAAAAAATAAAAGACATTGATAGGCAAATAGTTGTTGCCAATTCTGCGTATTCCAAGCAAGCTGCAGACCAATCAAAGAAAGCTCTTGATGATGCGAAAAAACTAACAGAAGAAAAGACCAAGGCAATCAGAGCCGAGCAAGTGGAACGAATCAAATTATTGAACGATTCACAAAAAGCGGCGGCGGACAATAATTCAAAGGAGTTAGAGTTAATAAAGGAGTTCTCCGTTAGCAGGCAGCAAATTGATGATGATTACAATAACCAATTATTAACGGACACCAACCAAACGAGTGAGCAAGTTTACGAGGCACTCAAAAAAGGGTATCAAAAAAATGTCGATGCCAACGCCGAGGCCAACAAGGCAATGGAGCAGGCAATGGCTGAGTACAACGCATCAGCATCAGCAGCACAAGACAAGGCGCACGCTGATTGGATTGCGAAGGAGAACAAAAAAGCCGACCGAATTGAAAGCATAAACAAGGCAGCCAACGCAGCGTTATCAAAGATGTTTGCCGACTCAGCTATATTAGTAGGTGAGAGCATTGCACAAATGTTTACCGGAAGTTTCTCGGCTGAGAATTTCATGGCTGGGATGCTTTTATTGGTGATGTATATTTTATGTTAGCCACGACCGGTTATTCTATTATATGTTCTGTTTGTCTTCTGTGCTGATATTCTCAAGTCGCTTCCTCTCAATGTTGTTGCTAATGCTAACACTCCACCACCTCCGCCCGGTGTTACTCG